CAAGTTGGTCACGTTATTATATCAGTTGCTAAAACACTTCAACAAAAAGAAATGAAGTTAGCTACAATAGCAATTACAAAGTCTCGTTTAGGGCAAGATGGTGTCGTTTTCGAAAACTGTAAGTTTGATAATGAACTTATAGTAATCGATACAGAATCTTCAGTTACATTCCTCGGTTTCGAAGAACAACAAGAACAGAAAAAGAGTGATAGAATTAAAGAACTGATGGAAAAAAGAAAACAAAGGGAACAACCGAATAATTTGGTTTAACTCAACTATTTTAAATTATAGGCCATTAAAAAACTAAACAAAAAACAATGAACACAACAGATAATTCAATATCTAACGAACCTCCCTTTGTAATAAAGCGCAGTGGTGATAAAGTACCTTTCGAGGAGAATAAAATTATGAATGCTATTATAAAAGCTATGCAAGGCATTGGCAAAGTTGACCGTGAAATGGCTGAAAAAATTGCAAGAATAACTAAGAAAGGAATTTTTAGAAATAATAAAATTGGGACTCCCCATGTCGACGAAATTCACGATATGGTAGAAAACAAATTAATGGATAATGGTCTCAACGATGTTGCAAAAGAATACATCATTTATAGGTCAAAACACCAACCAAATATTTTTACTAAACGAACCAATTTAAAGCCTTACGAATACCCAAATTTAATTGAATATGTGGATGCTATTCGACATTCTTATTGGGTTCATACAGAGTTTAATTTTACCTCTGACATTCAAGATTTTAAAGTTCATTTGAATGAAAAAGAACAAACTGCAGTAAAGAGAGCAATGCTGGCTATTTCACAAATCGAGATTGCCGTAAAAACATTTTGGGGTGACATCTACAAAAAACTCCCTAAACCAGAAATTGGTAGCGTTGGTGCAACTTTTGCTGAGTCTGAAGTTCGTCATGCTGACGCATATTCGCACCTAATTCAGTTACTTGGTTTAAATAGTGAATTTGAAAATCTACTTGAAGTACCAGCAATTCGTCGTCGAATCAAGTATTTAGAAAAAACAATTTCTAATACAAAGGCTATCGATAATCAGGATTACTTTGAATCGGTTGTATTGTTTTCTATGTTCGTCGAAAATGTATCATTGTTTTCCCAGTTTTTGGTAATCATGTCATTCAACAAACACAAAAACGTATTGAAAGGTACAAGTAACGCTGTTGAAGCAACTTCAAAAGAAGAAAACATTCATGCTGAATTTGGTTTTGAGCTTGTTAATCTTATTAAGAAAGAAAATCCAAGTTGGTGGACACCAGAACTAGTTGAAGATTTAATTGAAGCTACCAAGGATGCATTTAATGCTGAATCTGAAATTGTTGATTGGATTTTTGAAAAAGGTAATTTAGATTTTCTCACCAAAGAACAAACAATTGAATTTATTAAACACCGTTTTAACCTATCTTTAAATGCTATTGGTATAGATAACGTATTTGAAGTTGATACTAAACTTTTGGAAACTACCGAGTGGTTTGATGATGAAATTCTCACAACAAAACACACAGATTTCTTTAACAAGAGAAGTATCAATTACAGCAAAAAATCTAAATCAATTACCCTCAACGACCTATTTTAATTTAACACTATAACAATAATATGGAAAACAGAAAACCTTTTGACTGGATTAACGACGAGTCAATTACATTCCTCCGCAGAGGATACTTAAGTGAAGGGGAAGAACCTCTAGAACGTATCAAAACAATTGCTGAGCACGCAGAAAAACTATTGGGCATTGAAGGGTTCGCAGAGAAATTTTACGATTATATGGGTAAAGGATGGTATTCTCTATCTTCTCCCGTATGGGCTAACTTCGGTAAAAAGCGGGGTTTACCCGTAAGTTGCTTCGGTTCTAATGTTGGCGACAACATCGAATCTATTCTTTACACTCAAGCTGAAGTTGGTGAAATGAGTAAAATGGGTGGTGGTACTTCTGGTTACTTTGGAAACATTCGTGGTAGAGGTGCTGAAATTACAGATAACGGGCACGCTCCTGGTGCGGTACACTTCATGAATCTATTCCAAAGTGTAGTGGATAACATTTCACAAGGTTCTACTCGTAGAGGAAGATTTTCGCCATATCTTCCCGTAGAACATCCGGACATTATGGAATTTTTGGAAATAGGGACTGAAGGGTTTCCCATTCAAGATTTGACTCACGCTGTTACAGTTTCGGATAAATTCATGGAAGAAATGATTGCTGGGGATAAAGCAAAGAGAGCTATTTGGGCTAAAGTAATTCAAAGAAGAGGGGAAATTGGTTATCCGTATATTATGTTCTCAGATACTATGAATAACAAAGCTCCTGAGGTGTACAAAGATAAAGACATGAAAATTTCCAATTCGAATTTGTGTTCTGAGATTGCTCTTCACAATTCAGAAGAAGAGTCGTTTGTTTGTGTGCTTTCATCTATGAATGTGCTTCATTACGACGAGTGGAAAGATACTGATGCGGTGGAAATGATGGTTTATTTCTTGGACGCAGTTGTTACTGAGTTTATTAGTAAAATCGACGATTTACGAAACAACGGAACATTAGAGGGTCAACGTGCTTTCTTCTATTTAGAAAAAGCTTACAACTTTGCTACTCGACAAAGAGCATTGGGTTTAGGTGTGTTGGGTTGGCACTCCCTACTTCAATCTAAGGGTTTACCTTTCGATAGTAGAGAAACCGCAAAATTAAATGTGGAAGTGTTCAAATTGATTAAAGACAAATCTTACAAAGCTTCCTCAGAACTTGCGGAAATGTTCGGTGAACCAGAAACTTTAGTGGGATATGGTAGAAGAAATGTAACGTTGAATGCAATTGCTCCAACAACTTCTTCTGCTTTTATTCTAGGACAGGTTTCGCAATCAATCGAACCAATTTGGTCTAATTGTTATGTAAAAGACGTTGCAAAATTAAAAGTAACAATTAAAAACCCAATATTGAAAAAGTTGTTGGCAGGAATCGGTAAAGATAATAAAACAACTTGGGATAGTATCAAAAAACATGATGGTTCTGTACAACATCTTGAGTTTTTATCTGATGAACAAAAAGAGGTTTTTCGGACTTTTGCGGAAGTCAATCAATCTTCGATTGTTAACCAAGCAGCGGTTAGACAAGATTATATTGACCAAGCTCAGTCTTTAAACTTGATGGTATCTCCGGATATGCCTACTAAGGATGTGAACAAACTATTAGTCGATGCTTGGCAACTTGGAGTTAAAACTTTGTATTACCAACATTCAATGAACTCGGCTCAGGCTTTCGCGAGGAAGAAGTTGGGACTAAATGATTTAGCTTGCGTGGCATGTGAGGCATAAAGATTATTTTTCCTTTTAATAAATAAAAAACCCGACACATCAGTGTTGGGTTTTTTGTTTTATTATAAAAAGTTTAGGACTATATTTATCTGATATGGCAGATGGCGTAACATATGGATTATCCTTTCCTTTTGAAAATTCAACTAAAGGGGATTTTCTTTTATTAACGGAAACACAATTTGCACAAATACGAAGTGATTTGATTCACCTTCTTTTAACAAAAAAAGGCTCTAGATATTACCTACCGACTTTTGGGACTAGGTTATATGAATTTTTATTTGAACCTTTTGATGGGTTAACATTTGATGCAATCGAGGCTGACATAAGAGATTCGGTTCAACAATTTATGCCAAACTTGTTGATAAATAATATAACAATCGAGCCGGCAGACCCATTAGAAGAAGTTCCACTTGCTCGTGGTGAAAGTATACCTGGACAAGCAAAAGATAATGTATTTAGAGTTCCTGGAAAAGGAACCTCGGAATACACTGCAAAAGTAAAAATCGATTACGCAGTAGATAATAACACTTTTGCCCAAAGTGATTTCATCATATTGAATATTTAACAATATATGGCTAACAACAGAATTTCCTATACTGCAAGGGATTACGAAAGTATAAGAATAGAATTACAGAATTATGTAAGAACTTATTATCCAGAACTTATTCAGGATTTTAACGATGCTTCAGTATTTTCTGTTTTTTTGGATTTAAATGCTGCTATTGCCGACAACCTTCACTATAATATTGATAGGAGTATACAAGAAACTGTCTTGCAATATGCACAACAGCGTTCTTCAATTTATAACATTGCAAGAACCTATGGGTTGAAAATTCCAGGACAAAGACCTTCAGTTGCTTTAGTTGATTATTCTGTAACAGTTCCTGCGTTTGGTGATAAGGAAGACGAGAGATATTTGGGAATTTTGACTCGTGGGTCTCAAGTATTCGGAGCGGGAATTGCTT